CCCTTATATATTAACAGACTGTCACATAGATACCAATAGGCTCTAAGTGCTTTACTTATAAGGACATTATGAAAAAATACCTAGATGCATTTCCTGCAATCTTATTACTCGCATTTTTTATTTATATTGCTATTAATCCCATCAGTGCTGGTCCAATTGTTGGCTTTGTAGCATCCTCTGTATTATTTGCTTATCAGCAATACCTATTTAGAACTGAGCAGCCCGATATTCTTGGAGAGCTTGAACTGCTTCGTAAAGAAACTGATGAGCGAGTTATGAAAATTCAGACTAAGGCTGAAATTGAATTAACACAGCTTAGAGATGATGTTGCTAAATTTAGTTTAAACATGGCAAGAGTTCCGGGTACACTTGACCGTCCAAAAGATAGACCTAAAGTTCAATTCTAAGGATAGTATGAGCGTATACCACCAACTTGATAATCTTGAAATTGAAAAGCTTAGAAAAAAAGTAGCTGAACTTGAACTAGAACTATCTAAAGCTCATTCATTACTACAGGACAATGATTTATTTGAAGATTTACCTACAATTTCTGATGAAGAAGTAATTTGTGTCAGTGAAATTCATAAGTTAAGAATCGCGTCAGATAATGGAATTCTCACTTTAGAGGATGTTAAAGTATTAGATCTACTTGTTAAAAATCTTCTTGCAATTAGAGGAAAGCCAATAGAGGAAAAGAAAGAGAAGAAGAAGGGTGCTAAATCTGTTGCCGAGCTTCTCAGCATTGTTGATAGAAGATGAGTGAAAAAAAAGAAAGACCTATTTCTAGAGACGAAGCCGTTGTTCAATTATGGGAGCATGCTGTCTTAGATTATAAATTAACAGAGCCTCAGAAAATTATTAAGAAAGGCATTCTTGAAGATAGTAGTAAGATAAGTGTAGTAATGTGTGCCAGACGATTAGGTAAAAGTTATTTAGCTTTATCCATGGCAATAGAGGCATGTCTAAAAGTTCCAGATACTATTGTTAAGTATGTGTTTCCTAAACAAAAAGCTGCCAAGAAAAACATTATTCCAATAATGAAAACTATTTTGGAAGATTGTCCAAAGCATTTACGTCCTATATTCATGGCGGCTGATCTACTGTATAAATTTCCAAATGGAAGTGAGCTGCAAATGGCTGGTTCGGATAACGGTAACATTGAAAGTATTCGAGGTGGTAACTCTAGTTTAAATATTGTAGATGAGGCTGGATTTTGTGATGATTTAACATATGCAGTTAGATCTGTACTTGCTCCAACTACAAAGTTAACGCAGGGTAGAACAATTCTAGTTTCAACTCCTTCAAGATATGAAGATCACGAGTTTGTACAGGATTGGGCTTTAAAGTATCAAGCAGAAGGTCGTATTAGAGTATTCACTATTTTTGACAACCCGCAATTTACAGAAGCAATTATCAAAGACGCTTTAGATGATTACCCAGATGGTGAGAAAGATCCGGGGTTTAGGCGTGAGTATATGTGTGAAATTGTAAGAAGTGCAGATACTTCTATTCTACCATCATTCAGTTCTGACGTTGAAAAAGTTATCGTAAGATCGGATTATCCTAGACCTATATTCTATGACTCCTATGTTTCTATGGATATTGGGGGATCTGACTTAACAGCTGTTTTATTTGGATATTATGATTATCTAAATGCTACTACTGTAATTGAAGATGAGCTTATATTCGGTAAAGAAGTAAATACAAAAGCAGTTGCAGAAGCAATAAGAATAAAAGAATCTCAACTATGGAGAAATACCATAGATGAGAGTATAATTCCACCATATCTAAGAATTGCTGATAACAACAATTTAATTATGTTAACAGATTTACAAAGAGATCATGGGATAACTTTTATTCCAACTAGAAAAGATAACAGGGAAGCTGCGATCAATGCTTTAGACGTAGCGTTATCTCAGCATAAGGTAGTAATTCATCCAAGATGTACTCATACCTTATATCATATGAAATTTGCTAGGTGGGATAAGAATAGAAGAAATTTTTTAAAGATTAAAGATTCTCCATCAGGTCAAATTAAAGGTGGACACGCGGATGCCCTAGCTGCTATAATCTACCTACATAGAAATATAATAAAAAGTAAAAATCCATATCCAGCTGGGTATGGAGATGTCTCTGGATCTGGCGTATTTACATCTCAGCTTAAAAAAGATGAATTAAAAGACAAGTCTGTGAAATCATGGCTATCTAGTATGGTTTGGAGAAAAGATAGTACTAAGTAGTTGATTATTCAGCGTATCATTTGCATATAGCACCCTTAGTTAATAGAAAAGTAAAGGAATTTACATGGCTTATTATGATAAAAATGAATATTTTGCAGCAAGTGATGATGAGACATTAGTCCTTTATTTACAAAAAAAATCAGATGCTTGGTTTAATTCTCTTATATCTACAGATTATTTAGATAAGATTAAAAGAAGTTGGCAAGCATACTACGGCTTCTTCTATGAAGGTGGCCATGCTATTACCTTTGGTGGAGAAACTGGAGAATTAGTAAATCTACCTATGAACCATTATGGGAACATTGCAAGTCATATCCTAACTATGGTTACTGCTACTAGACCATCTTTTCAAGCAAGATCTGTTAATACTGATGTTAGATCTCAGATTCAGACAAATCTAGCCAATGGTCTTTTAGAATATTACATGCGGGATAAAAGATTAGAACAAGATTTAAAAAGAGCTGTTGAATATGCTATTGTTATGGGCGCGGGCTATATTAAAATGGAGTGGAACGCTACTACTGGTGAAGTGTACGACTTTATTGAGCCAGAATATAAGCCGCTTGTTGACGAAAGTGGAAACATGCAATACGGTCCTGATGGAGAAGTTATATTTGAAACTGACGAAGATGGCGAAAAGGTTGAACTTAGAGCAGGAGTTCCATTATACAGCGGTGATATTATATTTAATGTTATGTCGCCTTTTGATGTAGTTTTTGATCCAACTAGATCTGATAGTAATCATGATTGGCAGTTATGTAGAAGTTTTAAAAATAAATTTGATTTAATTGCTAAATATCCAGAATTTTCTGAAAAAATTAAAGCTTTAAAAACTAAGTCTGACTTAAATACTACTCGTATTACTATGTCAGCTTATGATGAAACTACAGATGTTCCAGTTTATGAATTTTTTCATAGACCTACAGAATCACTGCCTAAAGGTAGATATGTTCTATATCTAGACAATGATATTGTTCTTGAAGATACAGTATTGGTATATAAAAAACTTCCTGTATTTAGAATTGCTTCTAGAGATATTATCGGTACGCCTTTTAGTTATACAGCTATGTTTGACCTATTACCAATTCAAGATGCTGTAAACTCTCTCTATTCTACTATTATGACTAACCAAAATACGTTTGGTGTTCAAAACGTATATGTAGAAAGAGGGTCTGATGTTCAGATGGAACAGATTTCAGATGGACTAAACTTTATTCAAGGTAATCCGGGATTTCAACCTCCTAAAGCTTTAAACCTAACGTCTACTCCTGCAGAAATATTTAACTTTTTAAAAATGTTAGAATCTTCAATGGAAACTATATCTGGAGTAAATTCGGTTGCTCGTGGTAATCCAGAGTCTCAGCTCAAGTCGGGTAATGCTCTAGCATTAATTCAATCCCAAGCTTTGCAGTTTATTTCAGGACTTCAGCAGTCATACATACAATTAATTGAAGATGTTGGTACAAATGTTGTAGAACTTCTTAAAACTTTTGCAAAAACTCCTAGAGTTGCTGCAATTGCTGGTAAATCTAATGTAACTTACATGAAAGAGTTTACATCAGATGACCTTAGCTCTATTACAAGAGTTATTGTTGACGCAGGTAATGCTCTTGCTCAAACTACGGCTGGAAGAGTAGAAATGGCATCTCAAATGATGCAAATGAGTATTATTACTACTCCTGAGCAGTATATATCTGTTATTAATACAGGTAAATTAGAAACCATGACAGAAGGTCAGAACAAGGAGTTATTGCTTGTTAGAGCTGAAAGAGAACGCCTTGTGGACGGTACGACTCCCGTGGTGGCTGTACTTACTGATTCTCACTCATTGCATATTAGAGAGCATAAGGCTGTTCTCGCAGATCCTGATTTACGTATGGATGCGCAGCTTGTTCAACGAACACTTGCCCATATCCAAGAGCACATTGATATCTTATCTGATCCTAATGTTGCTAATATTCTTACTTTGTTAGGCGAAACACCCCTAGGCCCAGTTGGTGGAGGAATCCCTTCTCCTCAAGCTGCAGCTCCTCAACAGCCTAATCAGCAAGGTCAAGAACAAATTCCTCCATTATTAGAAAATCCAGAAGCACAGTCTGTTGCTGTACAACAAAATATGGGACCACTACCTAGTCCAGCACAACCAGCTGGAGTAGCTCAGGGTATCTTACCTGCACAACCAACCACGCCAGAACAACTGGCTATAAATAACTTAGGAGTATAGTATGGCTAAATGTGGATCAAAAAAAGGTAAAGGCAAGAAAGGTAAGTAGTATGCCAGCAAAAATAGTTCATCAGTTAAAAAAGGAAAAGAAAAGTGCCCGCATCCAGTAAGAAACAATTTAAATTCATGAAAGCGGCTGAGAACAATCCTGACTTTGCTGAAAAAGTTGGAATTGAGCCAGAAGTAGCTAAGGAATTTACCAAGGGTAATGTAGGCAAAAAACGCTTTGCTAAACTTAAGGAGAAAGTAAGTGGAAAAAAAGAGTAAGAAAACTTTAGAAGATTATTACACAAACGAGCTTTTACAAGATCCTTATAAGGAAACTACAATTTCTGATATGGCTGAAGCGCAAGATCCAGAAGCTATGAGTCGTGCAGTGCAAAAACAAAAAAAGCAAAAATCTTATTTTGAGAGACTTAAAAGTAAACTTGATAAGGGCATGTAGTGTATGAGTGAAGCTAATAAAAAAGCAAGAAGACCTCCCGGGTATAAACCATTTTGGGAGAGTGAGGAAGAAAATCCGAAGGAAGTTTCTCCCAGTTCTTCTTATGATTGGACTGGATTAAAAAAAAGAATATTCGGGGATAAGCTTGCAGCAGATGTTGCGGAAGAAGAAGCTAGAAAATTAAAAGAAAGATATAATAAATAATAATTTAAATATAGACTTATCCCACTAACGGGACAGTCACTCAGGCTCATACAAACAGCCAAAGGAAAAGTTATGTCAGAAGAAAATTTGTCTCCAGAATCAGCAGAAGCCCAAACAGACGAAGCTCTATCTCAAGAAACTCAAGAGGGTGAAGAATCCGGACAAGAAGGTCAATTACAAGATGTCGTAGAAACAGCTCTTGCTAATGGTGCTTCTGAGAAAGAAGTTAAGAGCTTAATCAGAGAATACCAACTCAAAGTAAATGGTAAAACTATTTCTAAAAAAATTGATTTAGCTGATGAAAACAATCTCCGCAATGAGCTACAACTTGCTGCTGCTGCTCGTCAATCTATGCAGGAATCTGCTAATCTTAAAAAACTATATGAAAGGGAAGTAGGTCGTCTTAAGTCTGATCCTTGGGCTGTTTTACAAGAGCTTGGAATTGACGCAGATGAAATGGCTGAGCTTCGTATTCAGCAGCGTATTGAGGAAATGAAGAAATCTCCTGAGCAATTAGAAAGAGAAAAGATCCAAATTGAATTACAGGCTGCTCGTGAAGAAGCTCGTAAGCTTAAAGAGGAAAGAGATACTGATCAGTTTGAAAAACTTAAAGAACAAGCTGCTGTACAAATTGAATCTGAAATTGAACATGCTTTAGATGCTCATAAAACTCTTCCTAAATCTCGTCATATTGTTAAGCGTATCGCAGACTCTATGCTATGGGCTATGAATAATGGATTTGATGATGTTAGTGCCGAAGATGTCATGCCTCTTGTTGAAAAAGAATGGCGCGATGAAATGAGTCGTCTTATGGATGATTCTCCAGAAGATGTACTTGAGCAATTAATTGGTCAGCGAAATCTAGAAAGAATGAGAGCCAAGAGACTTAATGTTATGAATACTTCTAATGCTAAGAATGCGAATTCTATCAAATCTACAGCTTCTTCTATCCAAAAAAAGGAAGAGCCAAGAGGTGAAAAGATTAAGCAACGTGACTTTTTTAAGGCATTAGGTAGATCTAAATAATTGAAATTATTAGGTGCTATAACCATATGATATTATAGCACCCTTATACAATAGCTGGTGTATTTAGTACAGACGATGCCTCCAAATATCTAAGGACTTTGGACAAGCTAGTTAGGAAGAATATAACTTAGTTATAAACAACTTAACAAAACTTATAGAAACAAGGAAAATTAAATGGCTATTGCAAACACCGTCTCCACACTTGACGGACACTTTAAAGAAGTTTACGCTTCAAAAATCAGAGATCTAGTTCCAGAAGGTATGAAAATGCTTAAGCTTGCTGAATTCTCAGCTGCTGAAAAACTTCTAGGTAATCTATATCATCAACCAGTTGTTCTTGGTCTAGAGCACGGTTTCACTTATGGTGGATCTGCTGGTGATGCTTTCATTCTTAACGCAGCTGTAGCTTCTCCAAATAGAGATGCTCAAGTTAAGGGTCATGAACTAGTTCTAGTATCAGCTATTTCAGTTGGTGCTGCTTCTCGTTCAGTATCTTCTAAAGCTGCTTTCGAGCAAGAAACTAAACGTCTTGTTCAGAACATGCTTAAATCAACTCAAATCCGTATGGAAGTTCAACTTATGTACGGTCAGTCTGGTATTGCTAAAGTTGCAATCGTTGATGGCAATATTCTTACTATCTGTGCTTCTGAATGGGCTGCGGGTATTTGGTCAGGTTCTAAAAATGCTGTTTTAGAAATTCGTTCTTCTAATGGAACAACACTTCGCGGTTATTGTACTGTAGTTAAGCCAGATCTTAAAAACCAAACTGTAGAAGTTGACGTTATGCCAGTTGGTGTTAGTGGTGATGTAAATGCTGATGCTGTTGGTGCTGATATTATACACTTTAAAGGTGCGTATAATAAAGAATTTGCGGGCCTTCATAAAATTATTACTAATGATGCTACTATCTTTAACATTGATGCTGGTGAATTCGATCTTTTCAAAGGTAACGTAGTTAATTGCGGAACTTCTGAACTTGCTAAAGAATTTCTTTCTTTTGCAAAAGTTGAAGAAGCTATTGCTCTTTGTATGGAAAAAGGTCTTACAGAAGAAGATGTTGTTTGTTTAGTAAATCCTAAACATTGGAACAAGTTGATGACTGAGCAAGCTGCTAAGCGTCAATATGATTCTTCTTATTCTTCTGAAAAAATGGAGAACGGTTCTAAGTCTCTAGTTTTCTACGGTCAGAATGGTAAAATTGAAATCCACGCTTCACTTTTTGTGAAAGAAGGTTTCGCTTATATCTTCCCTCCTGCTGAACTTGAGCGTATCGGTTCTTCTGATATTACTTTTGAACGTCCGGGATTTCCGGGTAAATTTTTCCGTGAAATGGAATCTGCTAACGGTTATGAGCTTCGTGCTTATTCTGACCAAGCTCTCTTCACTTCAGCTCCGGGTAAAATGGCTGTTCTTAAGTATATTAAGACTGCTTAATTTTAAAATCTTATTCAAGAGAAAAGGACTCCTTTCTGGAGTCCTTTTTTTTTGGAAAACCCCCTAACAAGAAAGGGAGGAAAAACTTGTTAGGAGGATGATTAGATTGAGGCTAATAGATTGTGGCCTCTTGATAAGAGTATTAGATATTTAACTAAAAGTCAACAGATATTTTCCAAATAAAATCAATATCTTAGTTGTGAATCCAATAGCTATATAAAACACCCTTATATTACAGATGCTTTTCAACGAGGATGCTAATGCCTAAATTATTAACCGTAGGAACTGAAGAATTTGAATTCCCTTTAGAAGGGGAAAATCCCGGTTATGGCTCTGAAATTACAGATTGGGCTGTTGCTGTCACAACTGCTCTTGAAACTGTACAGAAGCCAAATGATATACCAACAAGAACTGAATCCATATTAAATAATAGATCAACTCTAACTCCAATCTCTGGATTTAATTTTAATACTTCAGAAGTTATTTCTATAGAATGTAAATATTTTATACAAAGATCTAGCTCTACTACTTCAATTATAGCTGAATCAGGATTTATTGAAGGTTACTATGATGGCAATGATTGGGGAATAAGTAGAAGAACGACTGGAGATTCTGGTGTATTGGAAATATCTATTACGTCAACAGGACAAATACAATATAAAAGTTCTGATATAGGATCTGTTTCTTATATAGGTACTATAACTTTTGAAGCTAAAGTGATAAATAAATAGGAGTTCTATAATGGCACTTAAAAAGACACGTTTTATTAAAGGAATTATTTTAGCTCCAGATGATGTTGCTATTGAGAGTATCAATGGAGAGTTAAAAGTTGACTCTGCTGATGGCTATAAAATTAAGGCGTACTTAGACGGTGCTTCTAGAGAGATTGTTACAAATTCTCAGTCTCAAGTTCTTACAAATAAAACTCTAACTTCTCCAGTTATTAACACCGGAGTAAGTGGAACAGCAATATCTTTAGATGGAACTCTAACTGCTAACTCTGATACTCTATTATCTTCTCAAAAAGCTATTAAAACATACGTAGATGCTCAAATAGGTCAAAAAGATCAGGCCAATGAAATTTTAACAAACCCTTCTATTAGTGGAACGGTTGGAGAAACTGTTCAAGTCGTGTTACAAGAGCATGAGGATAGATTAGATGATCTAGTAACTCTATCTGGAGTTGCCGCTAATGCAGAGAACCTTGGAACTTTCACTGGAACAACAATTCCTGATAATTCTACAGTTAAGGGTGCTCTACAATCAATTGAAACAACTTATGAGTATGGAATTTCTAATATTGAAGTTTCTAATTTAAAATCAGGAGTACTTAATACAAGTACGACTCTAGCCTCTGCATCTGATTCACAAGTTCCATCTGCTCTTGCAGTAAAAAGTTATGTAGATTCTTCTGTAACTCCCGATGCAACTACCTTAATAAAAGGTAAGATTAAATTAGCAGGAGATCTTGCAGGTACAGCAGATCTTCCAACAGTCCCATCACTCTCTTTGAAAGCTCCACTGGCATCTCCTACATTTACGGGAATTCCGAAAGCACCGACCGCAACAACTGGAGATGATTCCACTCAAATTGCGACAACTGCATTTGTGACCAATGCAGTACTAGGGGCAGGAGGAGGAGGAGGAGGATCTTCTGACTACCTTATAGATGAGATGATTTCCAAAACATCTAGTAATACTTCGGCAACTGGTCTTATTTATAAAAGAGTAAGAGAAGCAACTAGTTTAACTTCATTTAATTCGCTAATGGTAGACGAAGGAACTCCTACATCTGGAAATCTAACAATTGATATAAAAGTTGGAGCAGTTCCATATACATTGACATCAAGGTTTGGAGCTAGTTCAGTAATTAATGGCATGGCGGTACAAACAGATGGCAAAGTAATACTTGTGGGATCTTTTACTTTATATAACGCAAAATCGGTCGGTAGAAATATTATACGATTAAATACAGATGGTACAGTAGATCCTACATTTGTAGTAGGTACTGGATTCAATGTTGGATCAGATATAAAAGTAGCTAAACTTCTTTCTGATGGTTCCATTTTAATTGGAGGCTCTTTTACTAGTTATAATGGGGTAACTCTTTCTGGACTTTGTAAATTAAATAGCTTGGGTATATTAGATACTGCATTTACATCAAGCGGAACAAGAAGATTTAATGCAAGTGGAGGAGGTATTTGGGATATTGAAATAAGATCAAGCGGTAAAATACTTTTATTAGGTGATTATACAACAAGTGGATATCCCGTTATAGCAAAGGGATTAATACAGTTAAATACAGATGGTTCTTATGATTCTTCTTTTGAAGCAGGAAATTTAGATGTTGGTAGCTCATTTAAATTCCAACAAGGATTATTATTAAGTGATGATAGCTTAGTAGTAGTTGGTACATTCACTTCATACCAGTTACTATCCGGTGCTTCATATTCAGTAACTGGAGTTATAAAATTAACTTCCAGTGGAGTAAAAGATCCCACGTTTACAACACCGGGATCTGGATCTGGTAATATTAATACTATAATTCTACATCAAGGTGATATTGTTCTGGGGGGTACTTTTAATACAGGAGCCTTTGGGGGAGGATTATCAGCTCAGAGAATTGTGAAACTTAATTCAACTACAGGAGATGTAATTGGTGCTCCTACATTTACTCTACCTACAGGATTATCCGATATAATAAGAATTCAAGTTGCAACAGATGATACAATATTTGTAGCTCCATTATCTGGAAATATGTATAAACTAAATGCTAATGGAACAAGTAATGCTACGTTTACTGGTGTAGTTCCAACTGTAAAATGTTTTGAATTTGCATCCAATGGGAACTTGCTTGTTGGTGGATCATTTAGTACCGTAAATGGAATTTCTTATATAGGTAATACAAGGATACTACCAAGTACGGGTGTTATTGATCCTACTTATGATACTATGATTTCAATATTCGATGCTCTTCCAAGTTTTAATTTTGCATCACTTGCAAATGGGGATATCCTCAATGGAACAATAGCAAGGGATTATATCCCAGCCGGATACTATGTTAAAGTTGATATCACAGCAGTACCCGCAACATATATAGGAAGCTTTTACATAACATTGTATTAAGAAGGAGATATTTTTATGACTACATATATTGGTTTAGATCCTTATACTAAACTAGTCGCAGCTGGGGCTTTAAAAAGTGTAACTACATTTACAACATCAGGCACCTATACTCCTGCAACTGGAGTAACTAAAATTTTAGTTCACGTTGTCGGAGGTGGAGGCGGTGGAGGAGCAGCAGGAACAACAATGTCAGGTGCTGGAGGCGGTGCTGGGGGATATAATAGCAGTCTTCTTGCTGTTACAGCGGGAACTGGATACGCTGTTGTAGTTGGGACAGGAGGAGCATCCGCTACAGCAGGAATTGCTTCGTCTTTCACTGGCGCGGTTACGGTAACTGCAGGAGGTGGAGGCGCAGGAGCAAGTAATACTGCAAATGGAACAGGAGGCTCTGGCGGTACAGCGGGTAGCCCTGCAGGAACTATTATATCTATTGCAGGTGGAGCTGGGGATTCTCCCTTTTCAACTACAAGGTCTGGAATGGGGGGAGATAGTGCCTTCTTAAACGGAGGCGGTAGGTCAAAAGCAGTAGCTGGTGTTGGAAGTGCAGGAATTGCAAATACTGGTGGAGGAGGAGGCGGTGGGCATACTTCCGCAAATGCTGGCGGTGCTGGCGGTGCTGGTATTGTAATTATTTATGAATATGGTATCAATTAAATAAAAAGCTACTATGTGCAGAAGTTGTTAAAAATAGAAGTTTAAAGCATAGCGTTAGGTAGCTAGGGATAGAGTTATAAAAGGCTAAGAATTTTTAGTAAGGAAGATTTATGTATAAGTTACTTATTAAAAATGTAGATTCTGGAGAGGAAGAATTAAAAGAATTTGAATCTGCAGAGCTTGCAATTTTGTATAGAGATTATCATTTAGCTTTTGGACAGTGGAATTGTGCAGTAAAGTGGGTAGATGAAAAATATTTAACTAATGAACAAAAACCATTCATTATTGATGAAAAGACAGAAATTGTAAATGGAAAACTATCCAGATTATTTAAGCTTTCTGAAGGTATAGAGGTAAAGGTAGAGGAAGTAGCTAAACAAGAAACCAAATACTTTTGGAAATGTATAAGAAAAACAAGAGATTATTTATTACAATCTTCTGACTGGACCCAGCTTGCAGATGCAGATATAGATACAGATCTTAGAAAAGAGTATAGATCTTATAGATCATACTTAAGAGATATGCCGAAATTGTACGATGATAGCACCATATTTCATGCAGAAGTTTATAGTTTTGAAGATTGGAAAAAGGGAAAAAGATAAGTGAAGAGTCTAAAAGATCCTAAGTCCCAGTTTACTGAGTGGTGTACTAAAAAAGGTATACCAGTCCCAGTATTACGAGATGCGTTATCTCAAAAACCCTCCGCATCTTTTACACTTTTGGTAATATCTTCTGGATTAGTTATATTTGGTCTTTTAAATAAAATAGCAAAGTTAGTCGATGGAGTAGATATAGATAATGCATTACAATTTTTTTATGCATGTGCTGGATTATATTTTGGAAGAAAATTAGCTTCTAAAAAAAAAGAGGGATAAATGGGTTGTATATTAGATAGTATAAGACTTAAAGAAATATTAGAAGGTTCACAAACTGTAAATGTTGATTGGACTTCTCCATCTTTTTCTTTAGATGATAGAGAAGCTGAATTTTCAATAATGGTTACGTATGAAAATGGAGTTTCTCCAAATATGAGACTGATTCTTCAATTTTCTTCTGATAATGTTAATTTTTCAGATTTAACAGAGTCCTATCAAAGAATTACAGATTCATCTGGAAGTCATATATGGGATATAAACGGAGCTGGTTCCTTATATGTACGTGTAAAAGTACTTGTAACATCGGGTTCTATAGATATCTCTAGAATATTTTACGCTGGAAAACAAAGGCATTAATTATGGCAAATACATTACTAAGAATAGGTTATATATCTGGTTCTGGTGGAGGAGGGGGAATCTCTCAGTATCCAGATCTTGCTAGTTTTCCTCCGACTGGGTCTGTTAACGTCTTATATTTTGCTATTGATACTGCAAAGTTATATGCTTGGAATGGAGCTACTTATATAGAAGCATCTCCTTCTTTAGTAACTTCTGTAAATACTCAAGTTGG